TGGCTACGGTCAGTATGAACACAAGATCGATAGTCTGATTGCCAAATTCAAAGAAGCTGGCGGGGTGGTTAATGAAACTTCGCTATAAGCTGGTTATTTCTGCTTTCCTCCTGACTTTATTCGGTTCTCTCGTCTGGTCAGCTAATCATTACCACAATAAAGCCATTGAATACAAAAAACAGCGCGACGAAAACGCTATGGCATTAGATTCGGCTATGGCGACGATCTCTGATATGCAGAAGCGTCAACGTGACGTAGCAGAACTCGATGCCAGATATACAAAGGAGCTTGCTGATGCTAACGCGACTATCGAAAGTCTCCGTGCTGATGTTTCTGCTGGTCGTAAGCGCCTGCAAGTCGCCGCCACCTGTGCAAAGTCAACGACCGGAGCCAGCAGCATGGGCGATGGAGAAAGCCCAGGACTTACAGCAGATGCTGAACTCAATTATTACCGTCTCCGAAGTGGAATCGACAGGATAACCGCGCAGGTTAACTACCTGCAGGAGTACATCAGGACTCAGTGCCTGAAATAATTTTTTTGCAAATCACAAAGTCCATTTAATGAGCCTCGCGATGCGGGGCTTTTTTACATCTGCAGTAAACCGCGCATTCTCGTGCGCATATCAACCAAGAGCTTTTCGGGATATGAGACAGAGACAGGACGGTGGCTTACATCGTGCCGCTCTTGGGCTGTCCATGTCTGCGAGAACTGGCTCATATCACCAAAAAGGTAAATACGATGTCCAATATCATCCCGATTGATTTCGAAGGCCATCCCATGCGTTTTTCTGACGATGGCTGGTTTGACGCGACTGCGGCAGCTGACAAGTTCAACAAGGAGCCGGCTCAGTGGCTTAGGCTTCCTGAGACTGTCCGTTACATCGAGGCGTTAAAGAGTAGATATGGGAATATCACATATGTAAAAACCAGCCGCGCTCGCAAAGACCGTGGCGGCGGAACATGGCTTCACCCAAAACTGGCGGTCAGATTTGCTCGATGGCTTTCTGTAGATTTTGAGATCTGGTGTGATGAGCAAATTGACGCAATCATTCAGGGTTCCGTTCATCATATCGACGATGAAAGAATAAAGGCTATTTTCCTTCTGGATAAATCTCAGCCATGGGAAAAGAGGTTTAGCGATCCGTTTTATTCTGCGATGTTCAAAATGTCAGGGCTGCCCCGTCATCGACCAGGTCGTCGCCCCGCACTATTTGGGATGATCAGTGCCAAGTGGGTATATGGCCAGGTATTACCACCAGAAGTATATGCAGAGGTTAAAAGACGGCTGGCTGCGGGAGACAAAATCCATCAGCACCTTAAACCTGACGCGCTGACATTGGTTGAGCGACAGATCATTGCCGTTACCAGCATTGCCAATGGGTGCTCTGATTATCGTGATTTCGAAGCGCGTTGCATGTCGGCATTCCCGGTGAAAGGGCAGATGAAATTGCTCTATGCGGCGGCCTGATCATGAGCACCCGAATAATAGAATGCGCCTCCAGAGCGGGGCGCGACTTCTCAGAGTTCATGAAAGGCGAGAAGGGCATGATGGAAGCATTGGCCTCGGTGGATGAGTTTGGCGAGCAGCTGCGCCTCAACGGCTGTGTCAATCATCACTTTGTTAGCTACATGATGCGGAACTCGATCATGCAGGCATTCATGGACATGGCAAAAGCCGAGAGGAAAGAAGAGCGCCGGCGTAAGCGAGCGGAAGCAAAAGCGAAGTAGCCATTACAAAGCCCATCTACGGGTGGGCTTGATAATGAAACCGTGATTTACATCCCCACAATCCGGGTATGTAAAAGATAGTTCAGGCGAGAACAGATTTAACTAAATCTGTGCACCACCAGTTACGGAAGTACAGCGACACAACCCAAGCCAGTAAGTGGGGAAATAACACTGGCAGCCACTGAAAGATGAACCTCCTGCCTTATGGCAAAAAAGATTCTTTGTGGTGGCGGACTGATGGAAAGACATCGGTTATTGCAGAGGCCATTCAATGAGTGGTCTCGACAATGGCTTATACCCTACACGGGATAACTTAACTGATATCCCTTTTAACGGATAAACGGAGCCAACAATGGCAGAGATTATTCCCATGACTGAAGAACAGAAATTCCAGTTAGAGATTTACAAACTGGTCATGAACCAGAACGCAGCCGCAGAAGAAGCATTTCAATTCATCGGCACTGACGAGTTGAAGCTTGAGCTATTCAAAATTCACTTCCAGTCAGGCGGCGCTAATTCAGATATCACGACCCGCACTATCGAAGCGGTGCGTAAATCGAAGGAAGCGTTAGACCTGTTCACTACCGGAGCATAAACATGGCGCGCCCAACAAAGTATCAAGAGGCGTATGCCGAACAGGCACGCAAACTGTGCTTGCTGGGCTACACCGATGCAGAACTTGCTGATTTCTTTGAAGTCAGTGAGTCAACTATTAACAAGTGGAAGCTTGATTATCCTAAGTTTTCGGAGTCCATAAAAAAGGGTAAGGCCGTCGCTGATGCAGAAGTTAGTGACCGTCTTTATCAACGCGCTATGGGCTTTGTGGCTCCAGACATCGATATTCGTGTTATTGAAAACAGAATTGTCGAAACTCCGCTTGAGAAGTATTACCCGCCTGATACAACCGCTGCCATCTTCTGGCTTAAGAACCGACAGAAGGATAAATGGCGCGACAAGGTTGATCACGAGCTAACAGGCAAAGACGGCGGCGCAATCCAGATTGAAACATCACCGATGAGCACTCTATTCGGAAAATGACCTCGATTAATCCTATCTTTGAACCGTTCATTGAGGCGCATCGCTACAAAGTCGCCAAAGGCGGTCGAGGTAGCGGTAAATCATGGGCAATTGCGAGACTGCTTGTTGAAGCGGCGCGTCGGCAGCCAGTGCGTATTCTCTGTGCTCGTGAACTGCAAAACAGTATCAGCGATTCGGTAATCCGGTTGCTTGAAGACACCATAGAGCGGGAAGGGTATTCGGCTGAGTTTGAAATTCAGCGTTCAATGATTCGTCATCTCGGAACGAATGCTGAATTCATGTTCTACGGCATCAAAAACAACCCGACGAAGATTAAATCGCTAGAAGGCATTGATATCTGCTGGGTGGAGGAAGCGGAAGCGGTAACGAAGGAATCATGGGATATCCTGATACCAACCATCCGCAAGCCATTTTCCGAAATATGGGTGAGCTTTAACCCGAAAAACATCCTCGACGATACCTATCAGCGATTCGTCGTAAATCCTCCAGATGATATTTGTCTGCTGACGGTGAACTACACCGACAACCCGCACTTTCCTGAAGTTCTCCGTCTGGAGATGGAAGAGTGTAAACGCAGAAATCCGACACTGTATCGTCACATCTGGCTTGGTGAGCCAGTAAGCGCAAGTGATATGGCAATCATCAAACGTGAATGGCTTGAAGCCGCAACCGATGCGCACAAGAAACTAGGATGGAAAGCGAAAGGCGCTGTTGTTTCTGCACATGACCCGTCAGATACAGGGCCGGATGCTAAAGGTTATGCATCGCGTCACGGTTCGGTAGTTAAGCGCATTGCCGAAGGTCTGCTGATGGACATCAACGAGGGGGCTGACTGGGCTACTTCGCTGGCGATTGAAGACGGTGCTGACCACTACTTGTGGGATGGTGATGGTGTCGGTGCAGGGCTACGCAGACAGACAACGGAAGCGTTCTCCGGTAAGAAAATCACCGCCACGATGTTCAAGGGCAGCGAATCGCCATTTGATGAAGATGCACCATATCAGGCTGGAGCATGGGCTGATGAAGTCGTGCAGGGCGACAACGTTCGCACTATTGGCGATGTGTTCCGCAATAAGCGAGCGCAATTCTATTACGCGCTGGCTGACAGGTTGTATCTGACATATCGGGCGGTTGTCCACGGTGAGTATGCAGACCCCGACGACATGCTGAGCTTCGACAAAGAAGCGATAGGCGAGAAGATGCTGGAGAAGCTGTTTGCAGAACTGACGCAGATTCAGCGCAAATTCAATAACAACGGGAAGCTGGAGCTTATGACTAAGGTCGAAATGAAGCAGAAGCTCGGTATTCCATCTCCTAACCTGGCTGATGCGCTGATGATGTGTATGCATTGCCCGGAGTCGGCTGCGCAACCCGACTATTCCAGTTACTCAATTCCTTGTGGTGTAGGTTGATATGGCAGAAAAAAAGATGACTGACTGGCATCGCAAGGTGCTGTGCAACTTTGATAATGCCTGGTCAGCAACGCAGGATATGCGTGAGCAGATTATTGAGGCTCAACGTTTCGTCCGGGTATCCGGCGCACAGTGGGAAGGCAGCACAAACGCTGGTTACTCATTTGATGAAGGCAGGTTTGAGCATTACCCGCGCTTTGAACTGAATAAGATTGCCCGTGAATGTGATCGCATCATTGGCGAGTATCGACAGAATCGCATCAGCGTTAAATTCAGGCCGAAGGATGACAAGGCATCGGAAGCGTTAGCCGAAAAGATGAACGGCAAATTCCGCGCTGACTATCAGGAAACATCAGGTGGCGAAGCGTGTGATAACGCATTTGATGATGCTGTAACGGGCGGATTCGGTTGTTTCCGCATGTGTGCCGATTACGAAGATGAAATGGACCCAAGTAACGAGCAGCGACGCATCAGCCTTCTTCCTGTTTACGACCCAGCGACATGCGTCTTCTTCGATCAGGACAGCAAGCAATATGACCGCTCTGATGCTATGTGGGCTATGGAAATGTTCTCCATGACGCCTAAAGCGTTCGAGGCTGAATACCCTGATTCCATCGCGGCAAGCCTTTCTCGTGATGACACTGGCACTCAATATGACTGGTCAACGCCAGATGCCATCTATGTTGGTCGCTACTACGAAGTTCGCATAGAGAAGGTGAAGCTCACGGCATGGCGCAACCCTGTTAGCGGAGAAACGGCAATCTATGATGAAGAGCAAATCAAAGATATTGTCGACGAGCTGACCGATGGCGCATTCGAACTGATTGGTGAGCGAACTGTGAAGAAACGCCGCGTTTATTGCGGCCTTCTGTCTGGCGCTGAATGGCTGGAAGAACCGAAGCGTATTCCGGGCGAACATATTCCACTCATCCCGGTATATGGGCGTCGCTCATTTGTTGATAATCAGGAGCGAATCGAAGGCCACGCAGCAAAAGCGATGGATGCACAGCGTCTTGAGAACCTGATGGTTTCCATGATTGCAGATAACGCTACTCAGGCTGGCGGTGATGGCATTCCTGTAGTTGATGTTGACATGATTCCTGGTCCTCTCGCCAATCATTGGGCGGAGCGCAACAAAAAGCGCCCGGCGTTCCTGCCGATGGTCAGTCTGAAAAACAAAAACGGAGATATTACTGCGCAGGCTCAGGTCAGCAGTTATACGCCTCCGACACAAATGCCTCCAGCTCTTGCCGGGCTATTGCAGTACACCGGAACGGCTATTCAGCAAATTACAGGTGCGTCGCAGCTTGAGAATATGCCGAGCAACGTCGCTACCGATACCGTTGATAGCATCTTTAACCGGATGGACACGCAGTCCTATATCTACATGGACAACATGGCTAAATCCATGCGCCGCGCTGGCGTCGTGTGGCTTTCTATGGCTCGTGAAGTCTATGGCAGCGATACGCCAATGCGCATCGTTAATGAGGACGGCAGCGATGACGTGGCGTTGATGACTGGTGAAGTGGTTGACCGTCAGACAGGGCAGGTTATCGCGCTTAACGACCTTTCGCAGGGTAACTATGAAGTGACTGTCGATGTCGGTCAGTCGTTCGCTACTCGCCGTGACGCAACGGTTAAGTCGTTACTTTCCATGCTGGCACTTATCCCACCAGGAACGCCGAAGCACGACCTTGTATCGTCGATGATTCTCGACAATATGGACGGCGAAGGGATGGACGACCTTAAAGAATACAACCGCAATCAGTTGCTTCTGTCTGGAGTTATCAAGCCGAGAACACCAGAAGAACAGCAGATGGTTGAGCAGGCGAAACAACAACAGGCCAGTCAGCCAGATCCGGCTATGGTTGCAGCGCAAGGTCAGCTTCTTGCAGGTCAGGCTGAATTGCAGAAAGCGCAGAACGAACAGGCAGCCATTCAGGTTAAAGCATTCCAGGCACAGACTGATGCTCAGGTTGCAGCGGCAAACGTTGTGAAAATCCTCGCATCTGCCGATAGCCAGCAGAAATCTGATATCCGCGAGGCTCTGAAACTGCTCGGACAGTTCCAGCAACAGCAAGGAGACAATGCCCGTGCTGATGCAGAGCTTGTCCTGAAAAGTCAGGCACAGGGCCATGCGCAGCGCATGGACATCAGCAGCATCCTGCAAAAATCAACTCAGCAACAACCACAGCAGTAATTAACCCATAACGTGCAATGGCTGTCTTTATGAGGCCTGGCACCTTATTGCCTTCCGATGGGCTGAACATCGAGTAAACAGGGGTAACAAATGGACCAGATGGCAGAAAACACACCAGAAGTTGAAATCGAAACCGATACATCAGAGCAGATTCCTGATGATGTCGAACTGGCTGAAGAAGTTGAAACAGAAGATGGCAGTGAGTCCTCTGGCAATGATGCAGAGGAAGCTACTGAAACTGATGACGACGAATCAGAACAGGAATTCTACTTTGGTGACGAAAAGCTGGATTCGCCAACCAGCGAAGATAGCGCAGAGCATGGACTGGTAAAACACCTGCGCAAGACGATTAAAGAGAAAGACCGCGAGCTGAAAGAGCTGATGCGTCAGTCTCAGAAACCCGTCGAGCAGCAGCCGGTAATCACTCAACCACCGCGAATGCCAAAACTGGATGATGAGGACATCGGTTTCGATGAAGAAATCTATCAGCAACGCATGGCTAAGTGGGCAGAGGATAACGGAAAGTACCAGCAACAGGAGATGGCTCGCAAGCAGAAGGAGCAGGAGCTTCAGGCTGCTTATCAAGAGCGATTATCCAAATATCAGCAACGTGTTAAGGCTCTCAAGGTTCCTGGCTATCAGGAAGCAGAACAGGCCGTACTCGAGGAAATCCCCATCGAGACACAAAACGCGATCCTGTTTGAGTCAGAGAAGCCGGAAATCGTTGTTCTGGCGCTTGGTCGCAACGCTGAACTGCGCAAGCAACTGGCAGAAGCTACCAACCCCGTAGCAATTGGTCGTCTGCTGGAACGTATCGAATCTAAGGCCAGAATCATGCCAAAAGCAAAAACCACGGCAGCCACAACCCCGACAGTTAAGGGGAGCAACGGCGCAGTAATCAATAACCTCGACAAACTGAAAGCCAAGGCGCTGGAAACTGGTGACTGGACGCCGTATTTCGCCGCTAAAAAGGCAAAAAAATAACCTATCGGAGCATTAAGCATGGCTAACCAATTAGCAAAAGACCTTGAAATCATGTTCGAAAACTACGTTGAAGGCTTTGAGGCCGCCTGCGTAGTTTCCCGTAACGCTAAAAAATTCCGTCCCGGTGATACAGCAATGCAGCGAGCAGGTGATGTTCTGTATCGTCCGCAGCATTACCACATGAACATTGAGGAAGGCCTCGACCTCAGCAGCAAAACGCCAACAGCACTGGTTCAGCGCCTTGTTCCTTCTGTGTTCAAGGAGCCTAAAAACATTCTGTACACTCTGGATGCGCGTGAAATGCGTGACTCGGAACATAAAACTGAAGCTGGTCGCGCCGCAGGTATGCGCCTTGCTGCACAGATTGACTCTGACCTGATTTCCATGGTCACGCAGCGTGCTACTAACGTGATCACGATGGCTGACTCAACCACAGGTTCACAGGGCCGTGATTTGTGGAACTGTGCGGCAGGTATTGATGCCACCATGACGGCGATTGGTGTACCGCAGGGTATCAACCGTCGCTCTTTCTGGAACCCCTTCAACTACAAAGACCTTGCTGGCGAGCTTGGTCACCGTGCCTACGCTCAGGGCGCAACCCTGACAGCATACGAAAAAGCGCAGATCCCTCCGGTTGCTTCCTTTGATAGCTACAAGACCGATATTTCTGGTCGATTACCGAAAGGAAGCGCTGAATCCTTGACAGTATCAGGCCAACCTGAACACAAGGTTGAAGCGAAAGATTCAAATGGTATGCCAGTTGATAACCGACAGGGGACTATTACGGTATCTGCATCTGGCTTGCAGGTTGGTGATGCGTTCACCATTGCCGGTGTGAATTCTGTACACCAGATCACCAAAGACACCACCGGGCAGCCGCAGGTATTCCGCGTTCTGGCAGTAAGCGGAACGACAGTGACTATCTCCCCGAAAATTCTGCCGCCTGACAACGCAGATGTCGCCAGCCGTCCATATGCAAACGTTGATGCTAACGCGGCAAATGGTGCAGCAATCACCATTCTCAATAAAAATGCCGCACCGGCTAACCTGTTCTGGGCTGATGGTTCTGTTGAGCTGATGTACGGCAAACTGGCGTTCCCGACTGGTCAGGGTCCACAGGTAATGACAGCAACCACCGAGCAGGGCGCTACGCTGATCATGTCTTACGCCTTCGACCACATCAAAGGTGTAACCACTGCTCGTTTCACCACTCTGTACGGTTGCTCTGTACTTGTTCCTGAATATACGGGCATCGTTATTGCCGGGCAGTAATTTTGGTGGGGCTTCGGCCCCATTTTTATTGGGAGAAGACAATGGCACGAACAATGCTCTATAAGCCTGGCAACATGATCACCTGTGGTCAGTTTGCTGTCGATTACATCATTGTTGATGACGAAGAAGTTAAATCTCACCTGAAAAAAGGTTGGGTAAAAACTCCTGAAGAAACCGCAACGAAGCAAAAAGTGGCTAAGGCGGAAGAAGATGGCGAAAACGAAGGGTGATCTCGTTCTAAAGGCTTTACGAAAAGCCGGGCTGTATTCCAATGCCACGTTGACAGATGCTGACCCTCAGGCAATTGAAGATGCCATTAATGACCTCGAAGACATGATGGCAGCATGGCAGGCGAAAGGTATCGAGCTTGGGTATCAGTTTGCTGATACAGAAAACGGCATCATGCCGTTACCTGACGATGATTCAGGCATCCCTGCATGGGCAAATGATGGCGTCGCTTTGAAACTCGCTGTGCAAGTGTGCATGGATAACGTCATTCAGCCGTCAGACGCTCTCCTTACCGCTGCTGACAGTGCATATCAAACAATCTGTATCGCTTTAACCAAAATACCACCACTTGAGCGGCGAAATGACATGCCTCGCGGTAGTGGTAACAAAAGCGCGTTTACGTGGAATCGGTTTTACATCGAGAAAGATGATCCGAGTACGTGAGGTGAATAAATGCCGATTCAGCAACTTCCGCTCATGAAAGGCGTCGGCAAAGACTTCCGAAACGCCGACTATATCGACTATCTGCCAGTGAATATGCTGGCTACACCCAAAGAAATCCTGAACAGCAGCGGATATCTTCGCTCATTCCCGGGCATTGCCAAACGTTCTGATGTGAATGGCGTATCTCGCGGCGTCGAGTACAACATGGCGCAGAACGCTGTATATCGCGTGTGTGGTGGCAAGCTGTACAAAGGCGAAAGCGAAGTCGGTGATGTTTCCGGAAGTGGTCGTGTATCAATGGCTCATGGTCGGACATCTCAGGCTGTAGGCGTTAATGGTCAACTGGTCGAGTATCGCTATGAT